CAGTAGGTATTGGCGGCAATTCTTCAGATACAGGAGCTTCTATTCCTACTTGGAATTCTAATGCGTCTTCAATTTCATACGCCGTTTCAAAGTCTCCCCGAGCCTTTGCTCGCTCTATTGCTCGGTTTGCACTTCGGGTAGCAATTGCCAAGGCTTGATTTAGTAGCCTTTTGTTCACTTCAACACTAGAGCCGAAGCCCGCGCTCATGGATTCCAGCCTTCTGCCTTCGTTTTCAGTAAACGCCGCGCCAAATGTTTCTCTTAACTGGCCTAATACATTTCGGCCTAAGTTAGCAGATAGCTCCCCCTCGTTGGCTCCCTCCACTTTGAAGGCTCTAGCTATGGCTAGCTTAGCTGGCTCAAATCCGCCAGTTTCAACGCTATCCAGTAATTCCAATGAACGTCTGATGACTGCGGAGCTATCCGCAGCAGCCTGGCCCCTAGTGATCAAGTCTTGTGCGCGAGCCTCTGTTCCTGTTCCCTGAGCCCTTGCTCCGGCCATTGCACCGGCCTCATCAACTCCAGACTGAACCCCAGCGTTAATAGCCGCAGTAACGAGAGAAGGATCTGTGACCTCTACGCCCTGAGCGTACACCGTAGGAGGACCAACTCTGGGGTAAACAACTGCTGTCCCGTCTCGATAAGTTACAGTTTTTGCTGCACCTAGCTCCGAGTCAGAGCCGCCGAATTTCATAAACCTTTGGCGCTCAGGACTGCCCATTTTAAACCCAGCTGCGTCAGCTTGAAGACTTAGGCTTCTAAACGCAGACGGAATCTCTGATTCATCGTCATACACCCCATAAGCCGAGCCTAGCTCTATTGTGTTATTAAGAACGGACATTAATTTCTGCGCTGTTTCTGGGCTTGAGCTTGCGCCCAATGCTAAATCACGAATCTGCAAAGAGTCTGTATTATCTACACCAGCTGGCAATAGATCTAAACGGTCTTGGTATATGTCAGCAATTGCAGAGAAGTTCGATCCATCTGCTAAAGTCTTTGCAGCCCTAGCATCAAGAAACAAAGTCTTCTGACGCTTTTCCTGAGAAGCCATATTTCGATCATCCATCGCCATCCGATCAATGTCTTCATTACGAATTTGCTCTCGGAACTGTGGGACTTCGTTTTTAAACGCTGCTCCTAGCCCGCCTAATGCTCTTGCGATATCCATTGCGCTATCCTTTAATTAAATATGTCTCTAAACGAGGGAACCTGAACTGGGGAATAGTTTTGTCCGCCTTGATTATCCCCCCCGCCCGCTAATTTAGATCCTAACGCAGCAGAATCAAGCGCATTGCCAATCCCTTGAGCATAATTAGGATTAACGAAAGGTGTAAAAGGAACCCCTGCTTGGGCGTTGCCTCTGCTCATTTCTGACTGGGCCAACATCTCACCAAACCTTGTCTGCGCCGCAGCCTCATCAATAAACCCGCCATCAACCATCTCAACCAACATGTTGCGCTGTGCATTAATAATGCCTCGCGTGTTCGCTGCCTCATTTTCAAACGAGGTCGCTAAATTATTAGCTGTATTAGTCTCACCTGCCGCAATGTTATTACCGGCATTAGTTCTGCCTGTTGCCAAGTTAATGCCTAAGTTATTGTTAAATCTTGATACAAGATCGGCGCTATTAGCATTATTCTGGAATAACGCATTGCCCAGCCCTGTGCTGGTTCCGAGAGCCTGGCCGCCTAGTGCTGAAGCTATGTTAGCTCTATTACCACCGGCATTAGTTAGCCCCTGCATTTCAGCTTGACCACCAGCAACATTGATATTGGCTAAATTATTACCCAAACTTGTCTGAGTGTTTAACTGCTGACTACCTAAACCACTGGCTATGTTGGCAAGGTTGGAGCCTTGATTAGAGAATGACTGAAGCCCAGCCTGACCCTGAGAAGACGCAAGGTTCGCTAGATTAGTGCCGCCTGACATTGCTGTACTTGCCGCGCTGCCTGTTGCGTTTAATCCCTGACCTGATAACTGACTTAAATTAGAAATCTGTTGCTGCAAGCCCTGAGAGGCTAAGCCCTGACCAAATCTTTGCAATTCTTTCTGGACATTACCACCGCCTAAGCCTCCTGTAGCTCCTGCGCCTGCGAGGTTAGCCCGCATTCCTTGTTCTCTCAAGAAAGCCATCTGAGGGGATTCATTGTACGCCTGATTAAATGCTTCCTGCCCAAGAGATCCAGATAATGCCTGCTGCATACCAAGAGCATTCTGACCCGCTTGACGAAAAGGATCGAACATTCCCTCGGCTCGGCCAAAGGCTCCACTAATATCTGTTCTCGCCTGATCTGTTCCAGCACCAAAGGCATTTAAGCCTAGCTGGGTGTTGTCCATTATATCTTGGCGGGCTACATTAGCTTGGTTTTCAGCCGAAGCTAACCCAGCTTGATAGTTTGTATTTAGATTGCCAGTAGCCGTTCCTTGAGCAGCCCTCATTGCCGCTATGCCTTCAGCAGTGCTAGAGGTAATGTCATCACGGGCTATCTGAGCTTGGTCTGTTGCAACGCCTAAGCCTTGATTGTACTGGGCTTGAAGCATGGCATTGTTCTGAGCGTTAGAAGCATTTAATGCGTTGATAGCCGCTGTCACACCACCAGTAAGAGCCTGCTCTGAGCCAGCTAGACCGGTCCTCGGGTCAGCTTGTGTTTCTGGGGTTTCAAAGTTAGTGCTAGTTACTCCAGTATTTATACTGACACCCTGCCTTGCATTGTCCATCTGAGCGGGGGAATAATTAAACCCGTTAGTGAATATCTCTTCGACAAATTCAGGAGGCGCTGAATAAAAATTCGCCACGTCTTGAATGCTGGCAACGCCAGAAGACACCAGCCTATTCATGGCTTCTGCGTCTGCCATTGTTCCTGTGTTCTGAGTAAACGCTGAAGGGTCGCTGCCTGTAAGGCTCTGGATTATTATATTAGGGTCGACCCCAAAGTGTGAGGATACATCGTTTATCGATACCTCTCCCGCGTTTAATAAAGCCGTAACCCCGTTTACTGCCTCAGCGGTAAAGTCCTGACCCGCTTCGGGAATTGTAAACCTTTTTAGTTTAGCCAGGGACATTGCGACCTCCTAGTGGTGATCTTTGTGATTCTGTAAAAATGTTTTGAACTTGTTGGGCGGTAAACGGTTGATTTTGAACGCCGTTAGACTGAGGCAAGCTCCTTGCTGGACCGCCTAAAGCTGGCCGAAGTCCAGCGTCTATCTCTTGCCTGCCAAAATTATCATAGTGAGACTTAGCAAACCCCTCCAGTGTATTAAACTGAGGATCGCCCCCTTCAATTAAGGCTTGTTTGTTCATTTCATAATCTTGGGCTATGTCTGGGTTTTGAGCTAGATATGATTGCGCGTCGAATGATGTCCACTCAGACACCCCGGAATCCGCATAAGTAGGCACGGCCATAGAAGAAAAGTTCATTGGCTCTGGGTTAGTCAATCCAGTTAAACCACTGAACCTGTCAGTGAGCTGTTGATTCTGCAAAGCGCCAAAATCTACATCATTGCCAAGAATTGCATTTCTGCTGTTTTCTCTTCCTGCCAGCAGTGCTTGCCGAGCCATGTAGCTGCCTTCTCGCATTGTCTCCATACTAGGTAGAAAAGTCTGTCCTGCCAGCAATAGGTTTCTATTCATCCCCTCTTGTCGTGCGCCTTGTGCGTTATTGTATGCAGGGGTTAAGGCTTCTATGCCTCTATTGTATGCGGAATCAACTATGCCAAGGGTATCTTGACGGTTCTCTTCTTGGAGTTTGGCTTGTTTCTTTCTGGCGTTATAGTCCAAGCCAGAACCGACAAGGCTTGCGCCCGCTCCTGCAAGTGCTGCTGCTGTTACCGCGAATGCCATTATTCTTTCTCCAATAATTTATCTAGGCTTTCGCCATCGATTGTTTCGTATGTAGGAATAATGTATTCCTGCTCAACCAGCTCAACGCTCGGTTCTTTATCCCAAGGAAGGCAGTTAATCCAAACAGCATCCTCAACTGCGTAAATAGCTTTTTTTGTAAGCTCTCCCGAGACAAGAGTGTAAGGAGCCTCAAGCTCTACCCTACCCTTGTCTGTAATAGCTACAACCCTTCCCTTTGATAGTATATTCACATTGGAGTATTTGTGGATCGCGCCGGTAATCACCACCCCTGCGGGTATGTGTAGCTCTCTCGTATAGAGCCCGTGGCTGAAGTAATGATTGCACTCAAGCTCAGTAGCTTTAATGTTATTAGGGCTTTCAAGTATCGCTTTCTCAAGCTCTGCCATCTGTTCTCTGTGCTTCATATTTACTAATTGATTCATACCGCTACCCAGCCCTTTAAGATATCCCCAGTAATTGATGGAGACATCTTCCTGTATTCTATAGATCCAGTAGATCCATTTTTGTCAATGTATAAGCTGTACTGTCTAGCCCCAATAACCCCTTCAGGACTGCCCGCTCCAATTATAGGGATGCTTAAACTTACATCCTGTGTGAATTGTCTGAAAGGCGATGCCATCGTTCCATTTGATTCAACTATTGGCTGCGCTACATTAAGCAATGGACCCGTCATTTATCACCCCCAACAATGTTAGCAGTAAGTCCAATAATCACAGGCTTTACCGCGTCCGTTAGAGTGAATCTAAATATCTCAAACCGAGCGGCTCTTCCGTTGCGTCTCCAGATTGCTCTGTGAGTGTACTCGCCTATCTTACCAATGCTTCTGGATATTGGACCGCTCCATGTCTTGCCGTCTTTACTTCTTTCTAATGTAATATGAGGGTCTAGTACGGCATCATTGCCGACTCCTGACTCGACGGTAAGCTCTAAGCTAGGAAAGAAAACGGCCTGCATGTTGTTTTGAAAAGGCTGAGTTGCAATTCTTCGGATAATTTCGCTACCGTATTCGGTATAAACGTCAGGGTCTAATCTTCCTATCCTCCCGTCTACTATGTCCCCGCAAAGAATTTGATTGTATGCCTTGACTATAGAGGCCACTCTAAACGCTCCTAGCGAACTTCCAATGACAGACTTACGTTCATGCCATCTCTGAGA